AACTAATCGTTCTAAAAGGAAAGGAAAAATGTCTGAAGAGAATACTGGTGTGAATTTAAGCGAGGCAGAAATGTCTTCGACTGAAAAAGCACAAAAGCAAATCAAACAGCAAAAGACCCTCAAGAGTAGACAAGAGCTTCAGAAGAAGCGCCAAGATGCTAAAGCAAAGATGCAAGATAAGCAAGGCGAGATGAATGTCCTTGTTAAAGCACGTCTCGATGACTTTAGAAAGAAGGCAGCAGAGAAGCAAAAGAAAGCAACTAAGCAAGTTGAAAAGCAATCTTATACTCCTGAAGGTGAAATGATTTCAGAAAATATTGGACCTAATGCAACTGATGTGTTTGCACAAGCATACAAGATTTCTCAGGAAGGTCAGTCATATGGCAGAGACCCCGAGACATCATTTGCTCAGGTAAAATTCCAAGATGGCACTAGTCAGAACATGAGTTTCTTTGATGCCCAGAAAATTGTAGCAGCATACGAAGGACTCAACGATGACAACAGAGCAAAGTTCTGTGCTCTCCTTAATATGAATCCTACAACTTATGCTAACGCACTACAATTTGCACAGTATAACGTTTGATAGGGGGAGAGGATGGCTTTTGGTCTGCAGAAATTAGCGGTCCTTGAATCTAAACTCGACATCTATGAAGACCTATCAAAAGAAATGCTCGATAAGCTTGAGCGAGCGGTTGCGACTATTAGTGAAAATAGTAACAGGGTGGCAATTATTCTAGAGCGTCATGAAAATCGTTTGAATGAAAGCGATAAGAATGATGCTGCTATTCTCAAGTTAGTGGAAAAAGTAGAGCAAAAAATTGATGAAGTAGAGAAGCGTGTTAATGATATATCACGCTTCCGTTGGATATCTGTTGGCATCGGCACTGCTGCTGTGGTCATTATTAAATCGGCAGACTTGTTTGGGTCAGTATTGACACTGCCGTCAAACAATGCTACTATACCAGGAGCGACCTCTGCCCTTACAAGATGAGTTATATTGACACCAAATACATCAGTTTGGTCTCTCCTCAACTTACAAACTTTGCTCAAAAGAAAAACAGTTTATACAACTTTAGGTGTCCTTATTGCGGCGATTCTCAGAAGAGAAAAACCAAGTCGCGTGGATACCTTTATGCGTATAAGGACAGTTATGTTTTTAAGTGCCACAACTGTGGTGTAAGTAAAAGTTTTGCTAAGTTTTTGCAGGACCATAGTATTGGTTTGTATGACCAATACATCATGGAGCGTTACAAAGAAGGCACTACAGGTAGGGGTCGCCGTGTGCCTAACCCTAAATTTGATTTCGTAAAACCAAATTTTAAGGAGACCGTAACAGAGACTACAGTGTTAGATTCTCTGGAAAAAGTCTCAGACCTAAATAATTCACACCCAGCAAAAGAATATCTTCTTCAAAGAAACATCCCAGAGACTCACCTCTCAAATATCTATTATGCAGAAGATTTTAACGCTTGGGAAAATAACGGAAATACTTTTAAAGAGGCAAGAATTGTTTTACCGCTGCTCTCCCAGTCAGGGAAATTATATGGATACCAAGGCAGGTCACTGGACAAGAATTCTAAGCTTCGTTACATCACAACCATACTGGACAAGCGTTATCCAAAACTATATGGTCTTGAGCGTATAAAATTTGATAGCACCGTCTATGTAACAGAGGGTCCTTTCGACTCTCTTTTTCTGTCTAATGGTATAGCGATGTGTGGTGCAGACGTAACTCTAGATAAAGATGTCTTTCCTAATAGAGTATTTGTTTATGATAATGAGCCTAGGAATAAACAAATTGTGCAACGATACGAATCGACGATTGATAAAGGTGAGAAGATAGTTATCTGGAGTAATAATATCAAAGAGAAAGATATCAATGATATGGTGCTTGCTGGACTAGATGTGCAACGTGTGGTAGAATCGAATACCTACCAAGGCTTAGAAGCAAAAGTTAAGTTTAACGAATGGAAGAAAATATGAGTAACGGTATCAAAGTTAAAAAGCGCGACGGCTCGCAAGAGTCAATTAACCTTGATAAGATTCACTTGATGGTTGAATGCGCCTGTGAGGGTCTTGCAGGGGTGTCTCCGTCGCAAGTAGAGATTCAATCAGGTATCCAATTTTATGATGGTATTACCACGGCAGAGATTCAAGAAATTCTTGTGCGCTCAGCAAGTGATTTGATTAATCTAGACAACCCAAACTACCAATATGTTGCCGCAAGGCTACTTTTGTTTGGTCTCTATAAGCAAGTCTTTGGTGATGGATGGAAGCATGGATTCCCAAGTGTTGGGTCACATCTAGGCGAAGGTATTACAAAAGGTATCTACGATCCTGAATTAGCATCTAAATATTCCGACGAGGAGTGGACCAAGATTAATTCTTGGATTGACCACCATCGTGATTATCTCTTCACCTACGCTGGATTGCGTCAGGTGGTTGATAAGTATCTTGTACAAGATAGAAGCAGTGGGTCTGTATATGAAACCCCACAGTATGCTTACATGCTAGTTGCAGCAACTATCTTCGCAGAGTATCCAAAAGAAACAAGACTCAACTATGTCAAACGATACTACGACGCAATCTCAAAGCACAAAATCAACGTGCCAACCCCCATCCTCGCAGGAGTGCGGACTTCGCTTAGACAATTTGCTAGCTGTGTCCTTGTTGATAGCGATGACACCCTCGATAGTATCTTTAGCTCTGATATGGCTATTGGCAGATACGTTGCACAGAGGGCGGGCATCGGCATCAACGCTGGTAGAATCCGTGGCATCAACAGCAAAATTAGAGGTGGAGAAGTTCAACACACGGGTGTTGTACCATTTCTCAAAAAGTTTGAAGCAACTGTCAGATGTTGCACGCAAAATGGCATACGAGGTGGATCCGCGACAGTCCACTTCCCCATCTGGCACAAAGAAATAGAAGACATCATTGTCCTAAAGAATAACAAGGGCACTGAAGATAACCGAGTTCGTAAACTAGACTACTCTATTCAAATCTCCAAACTTTTCTATGAGCGATTCATCCGAAACGAAGACATTTCTCTCTTCTCTCCACACGACGTTCCAGGTCTGTCTGATGCTTTTGGTCTTGCTGGATTTGACGAGTTATACAATGTTTACGAACGAGATGAATCTATTCCAAGAAAAACTGTCAATGCTCAAGAGCTCATTCTGGACCTCCTGAAGGAGAGAGCAGAGACTGGTCGTATCTACATCATGAATATCGACCACTGTAATGAGCATTCTTCTTTCAAGGATAAGGTTTGGATGAGTAACCTCTGTCAGGAGATTACACTGCCCACTAAACCATTGCAGCACATTGATGACCCTGAGGGTGAGATTGCTTTGTGTATTCTATCGGCAATTAATGTTGGTAAGATTAAACAGTTTGATGAGATGGAAGAGTTGTGTGACCTGTCAGTCAGGGCACTTGACGAGTTGATTGACTATCAGCATTATCCTGTCACTGCTGCAGAGCAGAGCACCAAGAATCGTCGCTCATTGGGCATCGGTTATATTGGTCTTGCTCACTTCCTTGCAAAGAATGGTGTGAAGTATTCTGAGAATGCTGCAGCACAGATGGTCCATGACCTCACTGAAGCATTCCAATACTATCTTCTCAAGTCTTCTAATCAACTTGCTAAGGAGAAAGGTAAGTGTGGATACTTCGACCGCACTAAGTATGCAGATGGCATTCTGCCAATCGATACATACAAGAAGGATGTTGATGATATCGTAGCAAACGACTTGAAGTATGATTGGGATTCTCTACGGGTATCTATCAAGGAGCACGGACTCAGGAACTCAACTCTGTCCGCACAAATGCCATCGGAAAGCAGTTCCGTTGTGTCAAACGCAACCAATGGAATTGAGCCACCTAGAGCATTCCTGTCCGTTAAGAAATCAAAGAAGGGAGTCCTCAAACAGATTGTCCCTCAATATGCATCTCTTAAAAACGTTTATACGTTGCTGTGGGATATGGAGTCCAATAGTGGTTATATTAATATTGTTGCTGTGATGCAAAAATTCTTTGACCAGGCAATTAGTGGCAACTGGAGTTACAATCCAGAAAACTATCCTGACAATGAAGTCCCTGTTTCTGTTATGGCACAAGACTTTCTGAATACTTACAAGTATGGTTGGAAGACTTCTTACTATCAGAATACATATGACATCAAGAAGGATGATGCTGACGAGGAGGATAAGAAAAAATCAGTAGAAAATTTACTTAATTCAATTCTAGAAGGAGCACAAGAGGAGGAAGATTGTGACAGTTGCAAAATTTAAGTTAACAGAAGACAGCAGGAAAGTAGAAGGCATGACAGTATTCAATGCTAATCATGTCAATCTAAAGAAGCAACCAATGTTTTTTGGTGCTCCCCTAGGTATTCAAAGATACGATTCATATAAGTATCCTATCTTTGAGAAACTTACACAACAGCAACTTGGATATTTCTGGAGACCCGAGGAGGTCTCCTTGCAAAAAGACAGAGCAGATTATGCACAACTACGTCCTGAGCAAAAACACATCTACACTGCGAATCTCAAATACCAAATCATGCTTGACTCCATTCAAGGGCGTGGTCCTGGGATGGCTTTTATCCCTTACTGCTCACTACCTGAGCTTGAAGGTGCTATGACTGTATGGGAGATGATGGAGATGATTCACTCCCGCTCGTATACATACATTATTAAGAATGTTTACTCCGACCCTACCGAAGTGTTTGACACCATCCTAGATGATGCTAACATTATGGATAGGGCGAAGAGTGTAACTGAAGCTTATGATGACTTCATCCAAGCGGCACAGCAATACGGTAACAGTAATGACTGGCAACACGCTCAGGAAGGGGTATACTATGCCGAAGAGCAACTCTATGAGCTCAAAAGAAAACTATATAAGGCAGTAGTCAATGTCAACATCCTGGAAGGAATCAGATTCTATGTCTCATTTGCTTGCTCGTTTGCGTTTGGTGAGCTCAAAATTATGGAGGGATCCGCTAAAATTATCTCTCTCATCGCCAGAGACGAAAGCCAGCATCTTGTCCTTACTCAAAACATCATCAACAAGTGGAAGGACGGTGATGACCCAGACATTCTCAAGATTGCTAAAGAAGAAGAGCAATGGACGATAGAGCAGTTTAAGAAAACGGTTGATGAAGAAAAGCGTTGGGCAGAGTATCTCTTTAAGGATGGTAGTATCATTGGTCTCAATGAAAAACTACTCAGCTCTTATGTTGAGTTTATTGCCAACCGTCGCATGAGAGCGATTGGTTTGAAACCTGTATTTGATACTCCTATGTCAAACAATCCCCTCCCCTGGACACAGCACTGGCTCTCTTCTAAGGGTCTACAAGTTGCTCCTCAGGAGACAGAGGTGGAATCATATGTAATTGGTGGTATTAAACAAGATGTCAAAAAAGATACCTTCGCAGGATTTCAACTATAAGTTTGAGCACCATTGGGGTGGTGAAGATAACTGGTATACCAAGGGTAAGAGATGGGCATTTGGACAGAAGTTTCCATTCAATCATCTCGCCCTTGGCATCATAGAATGGTTGTGGAAACACTGGGTTGATGGTAAAGTTGAGATGGAGATGCAATCCATCGACAGACAAGTAAAAGAGATGGGTAAGATATGGGATGAAGAAGATGAGCGAAACAGACAACCAACAGTGGAAGAAGAACCTTCTGGCGTGTCCGACCTTCCAACTCTCAGAATTAGAGCTCCGTTTGTTGAGAGAGGGACCGAAGAGTCTGGCGGAAGCGTGGCACCTTCAAGCACTGAGATACAAATACCTGACCCGTGGGAATAGATAATGGATTATGATGTGATATCATTTGGACATGATGGTTGTATTCTTGCTAGAATAGATGAAAGTAATTTACAAATAATTAAAGAAGATATATTCAAAATTCAAAATAATTTTGATACTTCAGTTAAGGTTAAAGATGCATTAGCAGGAAATCTGCAAAGAGAATATAGATTGTCTAGTAAATCTGCAAGTAAATTGCATGAGATTATATTTCCATATATCGAAGAATACAATAAACATTTTTCTTATGCACATGACCTTGGATTTTTAGATAATGATTTGCCTTTTTCTTTAGACGAACCATGGATAAATTTTCAAAAGAAGTATGAATTCAATCCTTTGCATAAACATACTGGGGTTTTTAGTTTTGTTTTATGGATACAAATACCATATACAAATGAAAATGAATTAAAAAATCCCAGTGTAGTTGATTCAAATACTAGAAGACCAGGCAACTTTGAGTTTGCATATACAAGCACCTTAGGTCAGATAAAGACTCATCCTATTCCTGCAGATAAAACAATGGAAAATTCTATGATTATTTTTCCATCCACAATGATGCATTGTGTGTATCCTTTTTATACATCTGATGATTATAGAATCAGTGTTGCAGGAAACTATTTGTTAACTACTAAATACTTCCAGTGATGGAGGTATTTTTTTATGCGACCACAATCTGCAAAAGCAAAGGGTAGAAGATTGCAGCAGTGGGTGAGAGAGCAGTTGATTGAGAAACTGAATGTCCATCCAGAAGATGTAGAGTCGCGTAGCATGGGTGCTGGTGGTGAAGACCTCATCATGGCACGAGCAGCGCGAGAGAAGTTTCCTCATAGCATAGAATGCAAGAATGTAGAGAAGCTAAATATTTGGGACGCTTACGAACAGTCGGCGGCAAACAGTGGAGATTACGAACCTATCGTTGTTATCAAAAAGAATGGTAAAAAACCTTTGGTAGTTGTTGACGCTGAATACTTTATCGAGATTTTTAAGAATGACAAATAAATTATTCAATGCCATTTGTGCAGGTGCTTTGTTTGGTGCTGCACATGGTATCTCAATTCCAGTAGAGGCAAAACCAAAAGTTGATTACTTTACTATGGATGCAACAGGTTGCATGATTCTCCGAGAATGCACTGACAATGTACGACAAGTCCGTAGTATCGACGATATTAAAAAGAATTATCCTGATAGCAATTTTGAGTTTGTTGCTGAAGAGTTTAACTCAATGTTGGTATCCCTTAATAAGGTCGGAGTTATGGTTTTTCTAGGAGACGAGAAGTATTTCCCTCCTGGACATCGTGGTGTATACCATACTGTAAGCAATAACTTCTTTCTGAATGAAAGATTTATGCACCGTCCTGGCGTATTAATGACTGTAATGCGTCACGAAGGTTGGCACGCTGCACAAGATTGTATGGCAGGTTCTATCAAGAACTCTATGATTGCTATTATCAAACCAGAAGCGGATGTTCCTAAAGTATGGAGAGATATTGTTAAGAAAAGTTATCCTAAATCTGCTGTGCCTTGGGAAGCAGAAGCAAAATGGGCTGGTCTTACTGAAGGTATGACTGCTAAAGCACTTGAGGCGTGTGCTGCTGGTAACATGTGGGAAGTATATGAACCAACACCTTTAACTAAAAAATGGTTACAAGAGAATAATTATATACCTAAATAAAAGAGCCTAATTGTGGCTCATTATGGCAGAAGAAATTAAAGAATCTCCAAAGGAGGAGGTTAAAGAGGTCGAAAAGAAGAAGGGTATGCTTGCCAAACTCAAGGATGCTGCTGGGGATAGTGAGGAACACCTTGCCGTCCTTAGCACTTTCGTGCGTCTTGGGATCCTTGTTTGGTCTGGCGGCATTCTCACCCTTGCTTACATTAAGTTGCCGCCCGCACTTGGCATCCCCGAGCAGAAACTTGACCCGACTTTCATCGCGTCTGTCTTTACTGGGGTGCTCGCTACCTTTGGCGTCCAGACGGCAAAGAAGAATGGCGACGGAACGTTCAAGGGCAGTGCTCCTGGCGGTGTCTCCAAGGCAGATCTTGAAAAACTCATTGCGGCGGCGGCACAAACGGCTCCAGCGCAAACAATTCGTATTGAACAAGCACCGCTTCAGATTGCCACTGCACCTAAGAAAGATGGTGAGCCACCTGTAATGCCTACGGTATAAAACCATGTTACTAGTAACTATGTTTATTATTGGTCATATGGAAATCGGTGGTGGTTATTGCCGCACTGATATGTTGATGCATGATCATTCTATTACTATGGAATATCCATGTGAGTATTATTCAGAACTTCTAGAATTAGATAAAGAAATTCAGAAGTTATATCCAGAGGTTTAAAATGCAAAAAGTTATTAACGTAATCGCCCTTCTGTCAGGTCTCACTTCTGCTGCTCTTATTGGCGGTAGTGCATATGTGCTTCTTAATAAAGATGCACTTATTGAGCAAGCAAAAACGGCGGCAACCAAAGCAGCAACAGAAGCAGTTGCTGGTGCTCTCCCTGGCATGATTCAGGGTGCTATGCCTAAGATGCCATCAGTAACTGGTGGTGCTATCCCAGGTGGTGCGTCCCTTCCTACGACGACAGGACTTCCTAAATCGCCCTTCTAATCATGACAACTAAGAAGACCGAAACGCCAACAGAAACACCAACAAACAAAAGATCGCCAATAAAGACTGCTTCATTGGTATTACTTGGAATTGTTGGTGTTGCTCACATTGGGGTGCTGGGTCATCTAATTAATGCAGTCAAGAGACCCGATTTTCCTGCTATCAATTTCCCTCAGGGAGATTACTCATCATATAAAGTTGAAGCAACTCGGGATGGATATAAAATTGAATACAAAGCAAATGACCCTAGAGTTTTAGAATCTGAAAGATCTCTTAATCTAAATCAAAAGAAAGGTGGTCTATTTGGTGGCGGCACTGAAAGAAGAAGTGAGTGGCGTCGTGATGAATATACAATGGATGGCGCTAGAAATCTAGGAGGTGCTGATGGCGAGGGAAAGTTGAGTGCGAAAAGAGAAGAGTGCATCAGGGCGGACGCTGGAGCACGCAGTCAAGGTGCTCTCGCTGGTACTAGTATTGCTGCAGGTGCTTTAGCACCCGCTGTAATAAATATTCCATATGTAGGATGGTTGGCAGCAGGATGGATGACACTTCTCGGTCAACGAGTTGGGTCTGACCTTGGTAGTCAAGTTGGTAAAGTATTTAATGATTGTTAATTATGACATCAACAACACGCAGAAAGAAGAGTAGGGACGCAGAAGGCAAATTCTTTTTATATGTCTTCTTCTTTCATCTCTGGAGTGGTTTTGTAGGATTGTTTACAGATGGAGATTAAACCCATACAAATAAGGGGTGGGGATATTCCAGAAGTAAATATATTCGATACAAATATACAGCAAGTTTTTACTGGTTATCCTGTGCCAGTCACAGTTGATATAGGATTCCCTGTGGTAGATGTTCCTGGTTGTGTGGAAGCTAGGGAGACAGATGACCTTAGGGAAGTAGACCCTAGAGGTAACATGGTGTTCTGTGACGGTCAAGTTCCGTCATTCAATCCACCTAACTTTGAGCCTAATAAGATGCTGCCAACACAGCGTCCAGAGGTAGATACAAGGCAACCTAAACCTCCCGAAGCACCTGATCTACCGATACCTAAAACTCCCGCTGCTACTGCTAACATACAGTGTCCTACAGCAGCACAGCAGGCAAAAGAACCTGTCGGCACATACATTGAAGGGTTCAGAAAGAAAGTTACTGACTACCAGTTGATTGGTAACCAGTGTATTCAGATCACGGAGAAAGTCCCCATCCCAGAGCAGATTATTGCTGGTCTTCCTAGTCCTGGATCTGTAGTCATGACTGGTGGTATTGCTGTCATCGCTACAACATCAGCACTATTGGCAAAACCGCTGGCAGATGTCCTACTCAAGGTCATCAAACCAACGGTCAAAAAAGTTATGAAAAAGATTGCTGCTATCAGGGGGAAGTCTGTCCCAGTCCTGTCTGTAGCGGAGCGCCAAGTAGAGCAGCGGATTCGTTCCCACGCGATTCGGAAACTGAAGGGGAAGGAATAGGATGAACATGTGGAGGAATAACTCCACCAGGATTTGTTACAACCACATCAGCACATACTTTATAATAAGGAGACTTGGGATGGAAACTGATGCCCTGCTTCATCAATTCACCACAGTTTTTTAGTCTGGCAATCTCAAAATCTAATCTCTTATTAGCAGTTGTTTGCTTCATCAGATCGATGTTAGCAGCAGCTGCTTCTTTACATTGGTCTTGCAGTTTCTTATCAAGAGGACGAGACCATGTAGCAGAGAAACCTACACCAACATTATAATTGTCTTTTTGACCAGTCCTGGTGGGCACAGTATATAAAATATCGCCAGGATTATCTAGAGACCCATCTTCATTCAAGTCTCTCATGTCATAGACAGGATCATTATAATATGGTTCATAAGGTAGTTGTTTGGATACACTACCAGTTACATAGGGTGTAAAGTTTAGAGTAGGTCCTTGGCATTGAATTCCACCACCGTAGGTGTTGGTAATGTATGGACCTTGAAGGACTTGGATTGCTTGGTTAGTGACACTACCAGAGCTGTTAGCAACAGGGGCAGCAGTGGCGCTAACGCCACCAACAGTCTCTGCAATACTTTGGGTCGGGAATAATCCACTAAGAATTATTGCGTAAAGATACTTGTGGTATCTGTGATACTTTTTACTTCTGTTTCTCTTTGAATTATTGTTTGATTGCTTAAACCAGGACCACGATAAGTTTCTGTGAATTGAAATGCCGCGCCTGGTGTTGATTGCGTGAAGTTTGGTTTGCTGGTTACTCCAGTCCATGATGATGTCACCCCATCTATAGTTACATTAGTTGCACCTGTCCCTGGCGAAAGATTGCCGTTGACGGTGATTCCACTCCCAGTTGCAGAGTATTGATACCCCGTGTTGTAGTCCATCGAGTTGATGGTCTCTGTTATTTTTTGTGTTGTCTCTGTGTGGCTTGTCATCGACCCCTGTGTAAAGTTGGGGACTACAGGGACCGCCATTGATGGTGATCCCAATAAAAATGCCACGAGAAGTAATTTCCTCATGACTATTTACCCAACTTATCTGATAGTGATTTCAGAAACAAATTGTCCAGTAGCACTAGTTCCAGCACCACCAGCAGTTAATGACATCGTGCCAGCAGAATCGATGCTGCCAGCGAGAGAACCAGCCACGCCACCAGCAGTGGTTGTGACACTTCCAAACGCGGGTAAGGATGGAGCCACACCTGAAGTAATGGTTGTGTTGCTTGGGATTGCGTCTCCTTGGTTGAAGGTTTCTGTGAAGGAAAACGCACTACCTGCTGTTGTCTGGGTGTATGTCCCAGAGTTCATGGTCGCCGCAGCAGTTGCCGAAGCAGGAGCAGTGAGACCGCCAAGAGTAGCAGAGACATTAGAACCACTCACAGAATAGGATGAACCTAGACGAGTTGCCTGAGAGGCAGCAGCATCAACAGTCAACTGAACGCTAGTTGAGTGCTTAGTAATAAGATCGGCATTAGCTGGTGCCGCCATCAGAATCATACCAAAAGCAATAATTGCTTTCTTCATGGGTATCGAATAAGACCAATATTATTTATGCCGTCAATATTTTTTGATGCCTTTGGTGCCAGTTGGCCAAGTGGAATCCATTGCCCAACATAACAACAAAGTAAAACCAAAAACAAATACTGTGCTAATCATACTAGAGTCCCGTGTTGTCTACGAATTTCTCTCAACTCTTCAAAGTCTTTTTGCTTAGTGCCACCATCGTATGCCCAAGCATATCCCTCTTCGATCATTTGCTCATTGAGTGAGATTTCTGCATCTCCGATATATAACCACCCAAGTAGACGACCATATTTGCCGACACCACCAACAAGCTCAGTCCTAATAACAAGGTCTTCTTCACCCGCAATAGCAGCAGAAAGTTTTTCTTCCAACCAGTGTGTTGCATCATAACCAAGTGCCTTCTCTTCCTCGTCTTTGGTGCGCTTCTCTGGAGTATCTACCCCAGCAACTCTAACTCTTTCTTTTTTGTATAAATCAAACCCGAGGTCGATAGTTACATCAATCGTGTCCCCGTCCAGGACTCTGTTGATCTCCACTACTCGGAAGTTGTAGCAGCTCTTCCTGCTGGGTGGAATCATTGCTCCCATGTTGCATCTCCATATGTGCTAGTCTTAATATATAGACAACACAATATAGAGTAAACGCTAGTCCACAGCAGAGAAGTATGATAACGCTCCAAACAACTTCTGGCATTATTGACAACACCTCATCTTTGCGTAAGAAAATACTTTTTCTGGTATATTGATATCTAGTGCTTTCTCAAATCCTTTGAATCCTGGTGATGAATTTGCTTCACAGATTCGGTATCCGTCAGGATGAAATAGTAAGTCAACACCAGCAATATCAAGATCGAGAACTTTTGCAACTTGAATAGCGAGCATCTCCATTTCGTCATCGACATCGTACGCTTCCCCTTGACCTCCACGGGAAATATTGGCTTTAAATGAACCATCAGTAGACTTGCGTTGCATAGCACCAACAACTCTACCACCAATAACAATGACTCTTAGGTCACGACCTTCAGAGTGTGAGATATACTCTTGAATAATCATTGATGCTTTGAAGTCAATCGAAGATACTAACTCAGATAGGTCTTCAAACTGCTTCGCATTTTCACATAGATAAACTCCCTTACCATGTGACCCAGTTACAACTTTAAGGACACAAGGAAACCCTACTACTTTTTCAACTAACTCTGCTTTACAAGGAAACCTAGTTAGCATCGTCTTTGGGATAGGAAGTCCTGCTTGTGCCAGAATCTGGTTAGCATACATCTTATCCTTTGATGCTTCTATAGAAGCAGAGTTTGGTAGCGTCGGGACATTCAGTCGTTCGAATTGTCTAAGGACAGAAAGATTGAAATAACCCGTGCCGCTCCCAGTACGAGCGAGAACCACGTCAGGCAAACTAACAATATCATTACGATATCTAATGGATTTACGGTCATCTCTGGATACAATCAAATCGATTTCGTCTGCAAAGACTAAAGAAAAATCGATACCATATTTATCTGCTTCTTCGATGAATCGTTCACGTTCATACACCTCAGTGGTGAGACGATTGCCAAGCATCCACAGTTTCACGTTTTAATATATCATAGTATAATATATAGCTAAATATATTGCCACTTTATCGGCATTATATGAAC